ACACCTCTTAACATACCACTAAAATCACTAAGTTGATTTTTAGCAAAGTCTCTTTGTCTTTGAAAATCATCGTATCCCATGTCCATACTGGCTTGTCGTAATGCTCTGTCTTGTGAACCAATGCCTTTAAGAGCTTGTATTCTAGAGAGTGCATCTGCTTGTTGTGCCGTTCCTATTCCTTGTAAGCCTTGAGCAGCAGCTAAGTTATATCTATTAGACATATCGTATCCACTTTGTTGAAATCTTTCTTGAGCTTGTCTAGCAGCTTCTTGAGCTTGATATGCTTGTATACCTTGAGCACCTTGAGCTTGAAGAGCTTGTTGTTGTGCTTTATATGCTGCAATTTCTTGACTACCTGCAGCTTGTTCAGCAGCTTGTTGCATTTGATACCCAGATTGACTAAATCTTTCTTCAGCTTGTTCTGCAGCTTGTTGTTGCTGTTCTGCTGACAAACCAAGTTTTGCAGCTTGTTGTCTAGCTGATTCACCTGCATTAAATGCAGACTGAGCAAAAGTTTGTTGTTGTTGCCTTGATTGTTCTGATGTTTCAAAAGCTCTTTGACCAAGTTGTTCTTGTTGTTGTAGTGCAGCTTGTTGTTGACTAAATGCATCTAGTCCAAACCTAGCAGCACCCATACCACCAGCTCTTTCTCTTTCAAGTTGAGCTTGAGCATTTTCAAAAGCAGACTGGCTACCTCGTGCTTGAATATCTCCAAGTTGTTGTGAAAGATTTCTTTCTCTTTCTGATTGTTGTATTGCTTCACGATAACCACCTAATCCACCTTGAGCAGTTGCTTGATCTCCTATGCCTTTGCTCATAATATCGGATTGACGAGTGGCTTCTCTTTTCTCAATGTCAGTAACATTCTGTTGATATGGAGACATAAACCTAGAAAGGTTTTGCTCGTAACCTAAAGGATTGTAGCTTTGTGCAGTTGTACCTGCAGTATATGCTGATGATCTTAAATTTGCGGTAGGATCATAGGTTGTTCTTCCAGCTAATCTAGTATCTAAAGCAGTTGGATCATATCCTGATGTAATTGGTTTTTCAGCACTTGGTGCTGCATATCCTTGTGTATAACCATCTGTTGTAGGCGAAAAACTATATCCACCAGGAGCAGTTAAAGCACCTGTTTGATCTGCTGATGCTGAATATCCACTAGGACCAACTGAAAGACCTGCAGCGTCTTGTGGTGCTGTATATGGAGTGTATGCAGTTTGACCTGCTGCTGTTTGTGCTGCAGTAAGTGGTTGACCATATGCTCCTTGATTTGAAAATCTTGTTTCTGCAGCTCCATATTGAGATGGAGTTCCTGCATTAGCAAAGCCACGAGTCATTGCCTGAGATTGCATTTCATCAGGCGAGAAGTATGCTAGTCGTTGACCACCATAAGGTTGATACCCTTGTATGCTTTCGCCTTCACTTCTTTGTAATAATCTTTCAAAATATGGTTGAACATACTCTGGTAGATTAGAGGTAATGTTAGTTGTTTCTGTTGGTCCGCTACTTCCTCCTCCAAATGACATTATACTTTCTCCTTAAATTGTAATTCAAAATGAATATTATCTTCTTTCCAATTGTTGTCTTTTTTTGTAAGCCAATGTGAAACACCTTTTCTGCCAGTAGCTTCAATGCCATTACAATCTATTTTTTTTGCCCAATCAGTTAAAATTGGTCTTACTATTTCCATCCAATCTTGCATATTTTTTCCACCTAGTTGTAAAATATTTAACATTTTTAATCCTGTAGGATAATAAACTTCGTTAGTAACAATACATCCTTGAATTAAATCTTCTTCTATATTGTATACAACCCATAAGTGAGCTTGATTATCTATTAATTGTTTATAAACAGTGTCAATAGTATGTCTACCATTTGATCGTCTGCATGATCTTTCTAAAAATTTATCTATATATTTCCAAACTAAATAAATGTCTTGTGGAAGTACCGCAGAAATTTCTATTTTAGGTTGATCTAATTTTTGAGCTACTTGATTCATGCTGGTAACATTCCTCCAGCATTAGCTAGTTTAGGTGCTTGTTCAGTTGTACCTGTTTTCTTTTGCCTTACTCTATCCATCATAGAGTAAAGTTCTTTAGAACCTGCATCTGAACTGCCGTCTCCTAACATTGATACTACATCAGCAGGAACAATAAACTCATCTTGTGATACAGCTATATCTTGTTTACCACCTATAGTTCCCATAATGTCATCATCCATTCCACCATTACCTACGCCTTCTATTAAACCTTCTGTTTGGGCATTAGGAACAAGAGATTCAAGAATTTGTTGTCTTAATTGTAAAAATGCATCATTTCCATATTTTGCAATAAATTGATTAATTGCTTCTTCGTTATCAGATTCGCCTAAAATAAACATTGTAGCTTCTTGAATTAATGGGTCTGTTTGTCCACCTTCTTGATAACCCATATTATCTACAACTTGTGGTGCTATTTTATTTAATGCTTCTAAACCTTTATTAGGTAATTTTTTTGTTGGTCCTCCATCTACAAACATTTGTGTGTTATCAGTTGGATCATAGTTATTATCTTGATATCCACCACCTTGTCCTTCAGTTTCATCAGCATAGTTTTGATTATCTTCTTCGTCATCTAACCAAGAATAACTAGTATTAGAGCCACTACTACTGCCACTACTTGCTTCAGGAGGTAACATTCTTGCTATAACATCGTAAGGATTATATTCAGATTGAACTAAACCTTGAAGAGGTGGAAGAGGAGTTACGCCATCAGGTGCTATTCCTGTATATGCTGCATATGGGTCTATAGCTGTTTGTGGTGCAAACTGAACGCCTTGTGCTGTTCCTGGAACATAATTACCTTCATTATCTAAATAACCTTCATTGTCATAACCACCTTTAGTTCCTCTATATGTATCTGGTCCTAAGACTGGTTGCATACCATGTGTTGAACTTCTTGCTTCAGCATTAATAGTGTCAGGTCTAAAGTACATTGTTTCAGGAGCAAATCCTGCCATAAAGTTAGGGTTGACTGCATATTGTTGTTTTGCTGGTGAAAAAACTTGTTTACCAGATTCACTGTCATAATCAGTATCACCACCTTCTTCAAATTGAGTCATGCCACCTGAAGCAGAATAAAGCATAGGTTCTGGATTATTTAAATACATCTGTCTTTTTCTTTCTTCATTGTCAGCCATTCTTTCTCGTTCTTGTTGTTCGTATAAATCTTCAGATTCCATTAATCCTGTTCCGCCTACTCCAACAGCCATTGGTAAATAAGCTGCTTGACTGGTTGCTCCTTGTAGAAGATTACCAAAACCTTCTGGATATCCTCCGTCACCTGAAAATGCTTGTCCTAAACTATCTTTTAAATCAGGTCTAAATCCATCAACAGGACCTGCATAAAATGCATCTGCAGCATTTGCACCTGATTGTTGTAATGCAGGTTGAAATCCAGTTAGTTGTTTTTGTAATTCTATATTTCCTAAATTACTTAATTCAGGACCTACAGGTGGAACACCTGGTGGTAATTGCATTCCTGGTATAACATTAGCTGCATTAAAAGTTGTGTCTCCAGCAGCATTCAAAGCATTAGGATTCATTATATTAGAACTTAATTCTGTTGTTAAATTTCCTGTATTTGCAGCTATATCTGCACTAGATGCTGCAGCTCCACCTGCTAATTCTGCTGCTTTAGCTCCACCATATCCAGTCAAAGCAGAAAACAATGCTCTTTTACCAGAGCCACCTGATTGTGCGTATGAAGTTAAACCTGCTCCTATACCAGTAGCAAGTGCTGAAGATATACCTGCTGCTCCAAAAAGACTTCCTGCTGCAGCTCCTGTTAAAACTGATGAGCCAAGCATCCCACCTATCATTGGTGCAAGAAATGGTAAGAAGGCTTCAGGCTGTCCTGTTTCTGGATTTACTGTAATAGGCATTGCTTGTGCCAAACCTTTAACTTCTGCTGGATTTACATGAAGAAGCATAGAGTCACCATAGCGACCTTGATTGGCTACATTTTGTGTTTGTTGTTTTATATCCATTCTTTATCTTTCCTCTTTGGTTTCACAGCCAAACATATTAAAACTCATGTCAACTGCACTTGTATAAACTTTGATAACATCTGTTTGATTTAATGTTATACCTAAAACTATTGGTAGGGAATCGTTAGCTGCTACTGATTTATCAAAATATATAAATTGTTTATCATTAGCATTTGCTCCACCTACATGAACACTTAGCCTAAAAGTGATAGCAGAACCTGTGCGATTTGCTGCAACAATAGAACTAACTGTTGTTTGTGTCATGTCTGGAACTGTATATAGCACAGTAACTGTGGTAGCTGCTGGGTCTACTTGTCCTAATACTTTAAGATTATCAGCCATGTTTTATTCCCATAAGTAAAAACTGGTGTCTTTTAGAAGCCTTACTTGATGTTGTAGACTTCATTCTATCTATTAAAGTAATTTTAACATTAATATCTTGTATTGCTTGTTCTATTATCCTGCGTGTAACTGCTTCATTATTAGCATCAAACTCTAGGCTTGGTAGTGGCAATGCTATTGTTTTAATATCAGCCATTATCTTTTACCATCTGGTCTAATTTCCAATCTAAGGTCTCCTGCTCTCCAACCATAGTCACTAGATGAGTTTGATATTCTTACTGCAGCTTGTCTGCTTCTAGCTCTTGTATTAGAGAATGTAGAGTTAGGAGTTACATTAATTGTTTGTAGTGTAGTTAGGTCTTGCAGTGGGTAATCTCTGCCTTTAATTGTATAAGTTACGCTATCGCTTGTTCCTTGTTGATCTCTAAATTGCACATCAGGTATTAGTTTAGATATAAAAGTAAACCTTTCACCATCTGGCTCTAAGTCAAAGTCACTTGACTCTATGTATGCTGTAAAGTTACTGCCATCATTGCCATGACCTTTTTCATGATTGTAAACATAATTAAGATTGCTTGAGTCATTTTTACTTGCAGCTATAGGAAAATCTAGTATAGATGCTTCATCCCATGCAGTTCTTGTAAAGTCATCATCGGTTGTACCAATGCTCCATACATTTTCTAAGTAGTTATATAAAACATATTTATTTATTTCTGTATTAGTGCCTGATGGATAGAACCACATTACTTCATTAGCTATGTTGTTAACTGCTGCAAATACTTTAAATGATTGCTCTTGATTAAGATCGGATAAAACATAATCTAATACTGTGCATGGTATTTTTTCAGCCGAACCTGAGTAAGCATAAAATCCACCACTGTCCATAAAATAAACTCTGTTGTTAGCACTTACTGCTGCGTTAGGTCCTATAAGAGATGGACCTTCTGCTACTTCTGTAAATGAAAATATAAATGGTTCTCCGACAAAACGCATAGAAACTATGCCTACATCGGTCCATATAAGTATTTCTTGTCTAGTTCTAAGTGCTCCAATAATTTCAGAGCCTGATGATAGTTGTACACCACCAGCTTGATTGGTTGCTGTAGGTGTCCAATCTATGGCACTTTCTCTGTCAGAAAATCTAACAAGCAAAGGGTCTATAGAAGTTGTACCTATAGGATTACAACCAAAAGCAATACAATGTTTATCTACATCAGAGGTCATAACTTGTATTACATTTGTTGGCACATCACTAGCGTTGGTTTCTGCTGATAACAAAGTAGCTCTAGTAGTTAAACCATCTGATTCATCCCAAAAATATATTGGTCCACCTCTAGGTGCAGCAATAGTATCGTCACCAAAATTATCTATAGTCCATAGTCTAAGTTGATTTGTTAAAGATAGATCAGCTTTTGATCCCCATGTTCCTGCTCCCCAAGGACTAACACCCCAACCAGTAGTACGAACATAAACATCTAATCCTGAGTTAATTTGATAAACACCATCTACTCCTGAGCCACCATTACCAGTATCACTAGAATTAGCTGATACAACATTTCCATTAGAATCTTTTGCGGTAAATGTATAAGTATTAGCATCTGCAACAGATGTAATTTGATATTCTTGATTTAAAACAGCAGCAGTAATGTTACCTCCGCTACCCAAAGCAACAGCTCCTGCTATTGTTACAAAATCTCCTTCAACTGCTCCATGATTATTATCTGTAGCTGTTATTGTAGAGCCGTTTGCTACTGAAGCAGAAAATACAATACCATTAGTAGTTGTTGCTCTAATAGGATTTATATCGTAATAAATATCTCCATTAAGAACATAAAGTTTTTGATGAGTGCCTAATATAATAAATTGATCTCCATCAATAGCTTTGTATGGATACATTTTTCTACAAGTTCCTACAAAACTTCCCTCTGCAAACTTATCCCAGCCACCTATTCTTTCAGGTTTGCCTTTTCTAAACCTTACTTTGTCGGCATCAAACCAACCATATTCATTACTGTAGTTAGTTCCTTCTTTATTAATTCCAGGTTTAAAAACATATTTTGCTAAAGGCATTAGATTTCACTCCAATCTTTTCCTTTAAACATTAATGCTTCTGCGTTACGCCTTCTAATTAATCCTTTTAAGACTTCTCCACCTGCTTTGTTCCATCGTTTAATTTGAGTTGGAACATCATCGTGTTTACCTTCATTTAATACTCTAAGCATAGTGCTAGAATTTAAATTGGTTGGTCCTAAGTTATATGTCCAAGAAACTAAAGCATCAAATTCATTTTGTTTTAAATCTACTTTAACTGCTATATCTACATCATTACAATATTCTTGTAACTCATGAACTAACATAGACTCTGCTTCTTCTTTTGTAATTACTTCGCCTTCTTTTACATCTTTAGTATGACCATAACCAATAGTCCAAACACCTGCAGCACATTTATATGCTTCAAGCTCACAGCCTTCAAACTTTTTAATTAATGCTATGCCTTCTTTTGATATATTCATTAGTCTTTATCAGGTGTGTTTGAAGCACCAAAGTAAAAGCTAATTACAGCACTTGCCAACCCACCTAAATAACCTAAGACTAAGTTAATAAGTGCTTCTGAATTTTGTTCTGGTGGTTGTAATGTTACTAAAAAGATGTAACCCATAAAGCCACCAACAATAACTATGCCCATGATTCTAGCAGTCCAGTCTTTACTAAACTTACCACGAGCGTCTTGTTTGTCTGCTACTTCTAGCTTAAATACATCTACTTCAAGCTCTTTCATTTGTAGCTCAAAGCCTTGTTCTGCTTTTTTAAGCTCTAACATTTGTTCTGGAGTAGCTGCTTGTATTGCTTTATTAATAGATTTTGGGTCTGATTGGCAACCAAGTACCCCAGCTATAACTGATGCTGCCTGACCACCTAATGGTCCACCTAATGCTGAACCAAGCGTAGGAGCTAAAGCACCTACAACATTTTTAATTAAACTAAATTTCATATAATTATCCGTTTAAAGGATTGTCATCCTTGTTTTCTATTTTATTTATATTTTTTTCTAAGAACTGTAAGTCAGCCTTTATGGTAGCTATGTCAGTTTTAATTTCTGTAACATCAGGTATTGCCAAGCTATCTATAGATTTATTAATGTACTCTACAGATGTTTCTATTGCTGCAAAGCGTTCTTCAATAAGCTGTTGTGCTGATTCAGTATCGCCTATGCCACCTATCTGAGCTTCAAGGTTATCAATTCTATTAACATAGGTTGCTCCTGTGTAGCCAAACCCAGCGAGAGTTGTAACTATTCCTGCAAGAGCTATTAGTTGTGTTGTTTTATTTTCAAACCAATTCATAGCTATCTCCAAATATTAGGTTGATCATTCATCATCTGACTTAAACCTTTTAAATTATCATTTACCAGTCCATAGAAAGCACTGGTGTTGTCATTTAGTGTAGCAGATGAGTATATAGATTGACTAGAATACCAGTCTGTAGCATCAGACATAACTATTTTTTCATAATTATTAAATGCAGGAACATAGCCTATTAAAGCTATAAGTTTTGACTCATCTCCATACTTACCTGTTTCTTCTTGTTGTTGTTCTTGTTCTTCTTGTTGTGCTTCTATATTTGCAGCAATAATCTTATCTGCTATTTGATCTGCTTCTGATGTTGTATTCATATCTGAAGATGCAATGTTTATTTCTGCTTCAACTGAAACTACAGCTACATTTTGTACAACAGTAGAACCACCTACTGATACATTATCATTACTCATAGTATTGGTTGTTGATGAGGTTTGAATACCTGCGGTACTAGACATAGATAGAACTTGATTTGTTTGTGCAGAAGCACTGGCATATTGATCTGATGAACTGGGAGAACTTGAAGTGCTTATTCCACCTGAGCTGTTTTGAGAAGATTTATTTGAGCTAATGTTAGTAGTTGCACTAGAACTTTGAGAGCCACCAGTAGCTTGTGAGTAACTCTGATTTGCAGTTTTTACTCCATTTCTTACTACATTAAGAGCTACAACCATTAATTTGTTTTTACCAGTAGGAGATTCATTTTCTACTGCTGCAAATTCTTCTTCAATTATATCTAATGATTCTTCTGCTACTTCTTCTCTTTCAATTCGTTCTTCTTCTATCTCAGCTTCTACCAATCTTTCTTCTATTTGCTCAAAGACTTCTTCAACTACTTCTTCTTCAAATACTTCTTCTATAAATTCTTCTTCAGGTTCTTCAAGTTCTGCAAATTCTTCTTCTCTATCTCTTGTTTCTTCTTCAAACCATTCTTCTAGTTCTTCTACATTAGTAAACTCTATAAATGTTTCAGGCTCACTAAAATCTTCTACCATAAATGTTTCTTGAAATAAAAATTCGTCTAACAACATTTGATCTTGGTGTTGTTGATCTTGGTGCAAATCCCAAGCATCCATTTGTACATCTAAGTCATCATAAGAAGTAACGGCAGAAGTATTAAAATCAATCATGCCATCATCACTAAAACTTATATCATTGCCTAGCCAGTCATCAACTTGTTCTTGACCAAACTGGTCTACATCTAAGGCGTACCAATCAGCATCAGTAAATTCTGAACAGTTATTTTGATAGCATGGATCATTGGGGTCTAACCACTCGTCAAATTCTTCGTCATACCACATATCTTCTTCAGAGAATCCATAGTCTGTTTCTTCATCAAAGTAAGCTACAGAGTCTTGTTGGTTATACCCTCGGCAAAAAGGTGCATATTGTGGGTCTTGATCGCATTGTTGATCGTCATACGCTTCCCAATATAAAGGGCAAGACTCATTATAAAGCTGAGTGATATTACATTGTTGTGTTTGATAGGCTGCTGCATAACCACTACATCCTGCATTGTTTAAAGGATCGCTACAATCTATTGCATTACCTGTGCCAGAACCATATAAAGAACCACCACTTTCTAATAAAGTATTTGCAGATGTGCTATTCCATGTTCCGCTAACACATGAACTAGAGTTAGTAGAGCCTGTAGAACACTTATCGTAAAACAAATATTGATACACTTCTGAACTACCGCTACCCATTTCTCCTATAAGAACATCGTGATTAATAACATCTAATGCACCATATCTAAATTCAAAGTTATCATCACGCCACAGTATGACCTCAAAGCTGTTATCAGATGCTCTGTTGTATTCCCTCATGTTATACCAACCAAACACAGTCTTATCATCAAAACTCTTAGCTATCATGCTAGAGCCACTGTCTCTTATAAGATCAGTCCAAAATGGAAGTAAGGTATATGTAAACTGACTGGTTAATGGATCAGGTGTGTAGTCGTTGCAATAAGCTCCTGATGTTTTAAAGTGCAAACAACCATTGGTAGCTATTCTTCCTTGAATAAATTCTTGTCCGTAGAAATCAAAAGTAAAGCCTAGATTAAATGCTCCTGAAACTTGATCGTCTCCTGCATTTAGGTTAGTAGTGCCTGATTGATTGGTAAGGTTTATTAAAGCCTGATTAGCTTCATAGACATATGTACTAGATACATTAAGACTTAGTAGACACGCTACTGCGTAGCATAGAATTCTTTTTTGCATTGTTTGTTTGTTTTGGTTTTTCTTGTATAGATAACTTTGACACCACTAACTATATCCTTGTTTAGATTTTCTCTATTTGGATTAGAGTCATTAGTGCATTCTTTAATAAATTCTGCTTCGGCATCTTCTACATCAGGTCTTTTACTAGCATTGGCTGCCCATTCTGCTTTTGCTTCTTTGCCAATCTTTCCTTCATATGGACAAGGAGTTCCTGCCATAAACATAGCTTTAAAAACTCTTTCGTCTTGGCATAACAAAGCAACTGATGCTACCTTCATACCCATGTCATATAGATATTTAGATAGCTTTAGGCGTTCACAGTTCTGATCTATAACTGCTTTACCACCTGAGAACCCAAACACTTGCCCTTGAAAAGCACCTGATACACCACTTGTACATAAGTCCTGTGAATAAGACATTATAGATGGAGCAATAGCAGATGCTGGAGGTGCTTCTGATTTTACATTTTGATTAATGGTTTGAGTGCTGTTTGACTCATTTATATTTCTGTTTGTGTTATCAGACTGACTATTATTATTATTCTGATTAACATTGTTTGTTTTAACATTAGAATCAGAAGTTGACTGATTTACATTTGTATTTTGATTGGTATTATCTGATGTGCTGTTATTTGTATTGTTAACTGTCTGATTTACAGTGCTATTTACTGTGCTGTTATTAGTATTCTGATTAGTGTTTACATTCGTATTTGACGAAGTATTGTTATTTGTATTTACAGAAGTATTAGAATTGGTATTGCTATTGGTATTAACATTTGCAGAAGTAGAATTATTCGTGTTTGTGTTCGTGGAGTTATTCGTATTGCTGGAAGTGTTATTATTGGTCGCTGTAGTCGTGGTCGTATTCGTATTGACATTGGTATTTGAATTGGTCGTAGTTGTGTTATTTGTTGTATCAAGTACATTATTTTCACAATACTGTGAACCTGCTGTACAAGTGCCTGTTTGATTTTCTGCGTTTGCAACTACAGAAAAAAAACAAACTATTGTAATCATTGATACAAGAAATGACCAGACAATTAGTTTATCTTCTACAACATCTTTTTTATTATCTTTATTCATTTGGAGTAAAGACTCCTATTTCTATAAGTTTTTTTCTATTTTGTAAATGTTCTGCTTCAATATCATCTTTGCTTTGTCCAAAATATCTTACTGCCATATGATTAATTATCATTGACTGGTTAATATTAATTTCATCTACAACAATTTCACCTAAAACTCTGCCGTATTTTCCTTTAGAGTCTTTTAGTTTTGATCGTAAAGTTACTTTTTTACCTTTCTTAATAGCATTTTTTAAAAATGCTGAAGCAAGTTTTCCTCTGATTTTTTCATCTTTGTTTCTTGTTCTTGACTCAGGTGTATCAATGCCATAAAGGCGTACACGACACTTGTGAAGAATAGAAAAACCAAGATCAAGAATAACATCGACAGTATCGCCATCGACAACCCTAGTAACTTTGCAACTATATTCATACATTATCTTTTTTTTCCTTTGTGTAAACCATGCCTAGCGTGTTGTTTGCCTTTAGCAGTAGCTTGTCTTTTTTTTCTGTTAGCTGCTGCAAGTTTGCTTCTGCCTTTAGAGGTTGATTTAAGTCTATCTATTTGAGCTTTTGGTGCATAAACTTCACCAGTTTTTGAAGATTTTTTACCGCTAGGAGTTGTCCACTTTTCTCCTGTCCATTTTTTTAAAGACCTTTGCGATTTTTTCAAAGGCATTATTTTTTAGCTTTTATTTTAGCTTTCTTAGATAAGTCTTTAAAATGAAATAACTTTACACTAGTTTTAGTGTGTGCTTTATTTGTATGCAAAGTACCATTAGCCATTTTGTGAGAGCTACCTTTATGCTCACTGCCATCTCTTTTATAATGTTTAACACCTTTCACTTGTATCCTCCTCCTGCTTTTTTATATGCTTTTGCTAACATTTGTGCTTTACGAGCAGACCATTGCCCAGCTCCACCACCTTTGCTTCCTGATTTAATTCTACTAAATATTCTTTTACGCATGGTAGGTTTTGTATAATTACCTGCTTTATTTACTGTTGATTTAGATTTTTTAGCTCTACTCATCCAAACATCCCTGCAATAACACCTGATGCAATAAGAAGAACATATAATCCCCAGATCATATTTTCTAACTTATTAAATCTTATCTGCCCTTGATCTAATCTTTTTTCAATATTCTCATATCTAATAGTGCACTCTCTTTCGTGTGCTTCTATTTTGGCAAAAGATTCTTTGGTGGTAGGCATTATTTTTTCTTAGTAGATTTTTTTCTTAAAATTTTTTTATATGCTTCGTTTTGTATGGTAGTTGGATCATCAGCAATGTAACGACCTTTCTTAGTCCTAGCTCTAACAACAACTTCTTCTGTAAGAGAAGGAGGTGTTATAAACTTAATAAGTTTTTTAAACCAATTCATGTTATTTCTTAAACTTTGACATTGCTTCTTTCCAAAGCTCTGGCTTTAGTTTTTTAACTGCATATAATGCAATAATTATTATAATTCCTAGTGGTATTAATATATCCATATCTTACTCCTTTAAATTAACTAGTTGGAACATCAGGAAACTTACCTAATGGTCTTACTGGTGGTGTAGCATCATTATAAACATAGAGTGCTGCTAATGCATCTACATCTGAT